CATACAGAAAGTTATAAAATTGCTGAACCCAGAGAGCGGTGGCTCACCAATAACTAAAAAAGAAGCCTGTGCTATTCTAAATATCTCGTATAATACTAAAAGACTTGATAGTATTATTGAGGAACACAAAGAGCGTGTAGCACATCAAAAGCTGCGAAGACAACAGAATCGTGGCAAACCAGCACAGAATCATGAGATACAGGAAGCAGTAACTCGCTATCTGCGTGGAGATAGTATTCAAGCTATTGCAGCGGGGTTGTACAGAAGCCCAGCATTTGTAACAAGTCTCATAGAAAAAATTGGAGTACCACAACGAGTAGTATCTGCAGAAGATAAACGTAGTTGTGATTACCTTCCAGAAGAGTGCGTAGCTGAATCTTTTGAGGAAGGTGAGATTGCATGGAGCGCACAGTATCATAGTGCAGTAAAAGTAGTAAAAGAATATAGTAAAGAGTATTGTGATTCAAAGCCAGGGCTTGGAAGTACAGACTATGAAAAGAAGTATAGCTCTAAATGTTACAGTATCTATGTTCTAGAAGAAGTAGATTCATCCGACTCTTTCTTTCCAGGTGTGGGAAGTGGTGGATTCTATGCAAACTCTTTGGCTTATGATTTAGGAAAGCTGACTCACTTGGAAAAATATAACATTGATTTATCTAGGATGTAAAAAATAATTCTTGACTTTCATGTTAAAATTGGCATATAATATATTTTTATAACTAAGCGATAGGAGGATAATATCGTGGCTTGGGATGACGACAAAAAAGCGGCTGTAGTCGCTGCATACGAAGATTCAGACCCTACCCCTGAAACTTCAATGGAAATAGTAAAAGCTATTGCCGAAGAATACGAAGAAAGCCCTAACGGCGTTCGGATGATTCTTACCAAAGCTGGTGTTTACGTTAAGAAAACAGCAGCAACTAAATCAGCCGGTAGTAGTGCAGGAGGCTCTAGAGTCTCTAAAGCTGCTGCTTGCGAAAGTCTTGTATCTGCTCTCACCGATGCAGGTCAAGAAGTAGACGAAGACATTGTTAGTAAACTTACTGGCAAAGCTGCTGTCTACTTTACTAAAGTTATAACTGCAGTAAATACTTGATTTAGTACCTCCCCTAAAACACTAGGAAGTTTCGGCTTCCTAGTGTTTTTCTACATTCACTTGTTTAACCTTGACAGACAGTAACGGTAAAAAAGTTTGCCAACCTGCAATTCAAGGAGAAACCGTGAAGAAAGAAGAACTAAAAGGGTTAGTTACTGACTATGGGGACGCAGTTATTACCTATAGAAGTGAAAACTCAAACAAGTTGAAGTATAATGTTTGTACTCTTGACTTTACTACTCCGTATATTCAAAATAAGAAGAGCCGAGCGAAGGAAACTTCAGAGACTTTACTTTTCTTTTGCTGGGATACGGATTCATATCGACTACTGAAACCTCAGAGTGTCACTAGTGTAGTTCCTTTATCCGCCATTTTAAAGAATGGGAGATAAGTTATGGAATTACATGAAGCCCCAGAAGTGTATGAGAGAATCATACATGATGATGGAGACAGAGGAAACCAAGTACGTCTCACAATATCAACCTTTCGAGGAGTAGAGTATCTAAGCCTACGAAAGTATTATTTAGACTTTGAAGAAGAATGGAAGCCTAGTACTGAAGGTATTTCTATGAGAATTGACTTTAATAACTCAAGAGAGCTGTTTATAGGATTAGTAGAGATACTTTCCTTGGCTGAAAGTAAAGAGATTATTGAGGAACACTTCAAAGATTTAATTCAGAATATCTACAAATAATTCTTGACAATTTAGGTAAAATAGCCTATAATATCTATAAATTATAGGAGAAACTTTACGCATGGAAATTCTAGATTATTATAGTGAAATGTACTATAGAGGCACTCCCGTCATTAGTGATAAGGAGTTTGATGCCCTAGCACTTAGTGCTAACTATGAAAGTGTAGGTCACTCACAGAAGTCCGGCTGCCCTCATCTACATCAAATGTATTCATTACGAAAGGTATTCGATATAGATGAGGTAGAGAAAGCATTTCTAGATAACTGTGTAGTCACTGATAAACTAGACGGAGCTGCTATCTCTCTGATTTATAGTGGCGGAAGACTAAAAGCGGCTCTCACTAGAGGTGATGGCATACGCGGACAGTTGATAACTGATAAAGTAAGATTTTTAGTACCAAATGAAATAAGTGATAAGAATACAGTACAGATTACTGGAGAAGTTGTAGCACCTAGTTCAATTCCTAATGCAAGAAACTATGCAGCGGGTGCGCTTAACTTAAAGTCTATATCCGACTTTATACAAAGAGAACTAACTTTCTTTGCGTATGACATGGTTCCTAATAATACAACTCTTTGGAGTTCGCAGATGAACTACCTGTTTCAGCAGGGGTTCAGAACTGTACTAACAGACAATGCAGATAAATTTCCTAAAGATGGAAAAGTTTATCGCATAAATGACTATCCAAGGTTTCTACAGGCAGGTAAGACAGCACATCATCCTAAAGGAGCGTTCGCCTTAAAAGAACAAAAAGATGGCGTAGTTACAACTCTCAATGATGTAGTCTGGCAGGTTGGCAAAAGCGGTGTCGTAAGTCCTGTAGGAATCTTGGAACCAATTACTATTGAGGACGCTACTGTTAGTAGAGTCACCCTGCACAACATAAAGTTTATAGAAATGATGAAACTTGAAATCGGTTGTCAAGTAGAAGTTATACGCTCAGGGGAGATTATACCAAGAGTAGTAAGACGAGTTGATTGAAAAAGTTTTTGAGCTTTAAAAAAATAACTCTTGACTTTTATCTTATAGTCCCGTATAATATACTTTCAAAATTAGAGGAAGATATAAATGACACAAATCCAAGCACCAACACACTGTCCTTCTTGTGACAGTATGCTTGAAGTTGTGAACTATTTACTTTATTGTAGGAGTCCTTCTTGTGAAGCACAATCTGCAAAAAAGATTCAGCACTTTGCAAATACACTCAAAATCAAAGGTCTAGGCGGAGCTACTATCAGTAAACTAGGTATTACTGATATTAATGAGCTATACACTTTAGATTGTGATACTATTTGTGAATTGCTTTCCTCTGAAAAACTTGGAGTAAAACTGTATGACGAGATTGAAAAATCTAAGTCTGCGACTCTGAATGACCTACTTCCAGCTTTCAGTATTCCTTTAATTGGAAAAACTGCCTCTGCAAAGATTTCACAAGCAGTAACTAATGTGGAACATATAAATCACACTACGTGTGAAATTGCAGGACTAGGAGAAAAAGCTACTCAGAATCTTGTAGAGTGGGTGGTACATGAGTACCCTTACTACGCGGGATTACCTTTTAACTGGAAGTTTACTAAAGTAGTACAAAAAGCAACCAAAGGAACTGTCTGCATCTCTGGTAAGTTAAAGAGTTATAAAACAAAAACAGATGCGCACAAAGATCTTGAGGCTTTAGGCTACAATATAAAGAGTAGCATTACAAAGGATGTAACGATTCTAGTGAATGAAAGCGGTATAGAATCATTAAAAACAAAAAAAGCCAGAGAATCTGGCATAACAATAGTTGATAACTTACAACAATTTTTATTGGAGAATTAATATGGCAGTTCCAAAGTGGACAGAAGAGCGTGTTGCCGCGCTTACTAATTTCGTAGGAGACGAGTCTCCTGTATCTCAGGCTACTGTAGTTGAAGCTGCAGAAACCCTGGAAACCTCATCTCGTTCAGTTTCTAGCAAACTGCGTAAGATGGGCTTTGATGTAGAGCTTGCCTCTGCTTCTAATAGCAAAGCATTCAGCGACTCACAGGCTGATACCCTTGCTACTTTTGTTACCGACAATAGCGGTAACTACACATACGCGCAGATTGCTGAGCTTTTTGAAGGTGGTCAGTTTACTGCTAAGCAGATTCAGGGTAAAGTACTTTCCCTTGAACTGACTGGTCACATCAAGCCAGCCCCCGTCAAAGAGTCTGTAAAGACTTACTCAGATGATGAGGAAGTTGCATTTGTAGATATGGTTAATAACGGCTCTTTCGTTGAAGAAATTGCTGAAGCCATGAATCGCAGTGTAGCCTCTGTACGCGGTAAGGCTCTCTCCCTGCTTCGTTCTGGTGCGATAGCTTCTATCCCTCGCCAGAAAGAAACTAAGTCTGCTACTAAGGAAGATCCTTTGGCAGGCGTAGAGAACATTACTGAAATGACAGTAGAAGAAATTGCTACTGAAATCGGTAAGACTGTTCGTGGTGTTAAAACTATGCTAACTCGTCGTGGTCTGACAGCGTCAGATTATGATGGTGCTGCCAAGAAAGAAAAAGCAGCACAGTAAGTTAGACTTCGAGGCGAGTGTAGAGTAACCCTCTGCACTCGTTTTTTAGCGTTCGGGAGAAATGTGATTGAATCTAGCTAGTGCTTTCATAAAGCAGGTCATTGAGTGTCGGGATTCTGATACCTGGAGTCTTACGCGCAGAAATTACCTGCCAAAAGAATTTCATGTCATTTATGATGTGATAGACAAGCACAACGAGAAGAATCATCATTTGCCTACATTTGATGACCTTCAGTACGCTGTCCGTGATGCTGTAGCAAAAGAGAAAATCTATGCTATACAGAACGGAGAATCCATAGAAGCTGACCCGTACTCCCTTCTTCAGTACTTGAAGAATGAGTACGCACAGAAAGAGATTCTCACATCTCTCGAAACCTATGTAGATAATTCTGTAGCATTTAATGATGCGGAAGAATCTATTGATGAGCTTCATCAGATTGTTCTTGATATTGAAGATAAAGTAGATATTAAAGACCCAGATGAGAGTATGCAAAGTATTCCATTGTGGGAATCTGAAGAAGACTTACAGAAGTATGTTGCGCTTGGTCTTAATTACGATTATGACCACGAGATTCAGTTCTCTCCGAGAGACTTGATTCTTGTAGGCGGGAAGCGGGGTTCAGGCAAGTCTATTACTTGTTCTAACCTTGCGAATAACATGATAGCTTCTGGCAAATCTGCTATTTATTTTACTATTGAAATGGATAGTAGGTCTATTCTTCAACGCTGTTGTTCAATGGCAACGGGTGTACCATTTTCTAGACTGAAAATGAAAAACCTAAGTGTTGTAGAGTGGGAGAAAGTTGCTTCTTGGTGGGCTAATCGCTACACCGAAGGCTCGGAACGCCTGAAAGAGTACCATAACCACAGAGACTTTGACAAGTTACATACGAGTTTAAAATCTAACCATGAGCTTCTCCCGACTCAGCAGTTAGATGTAGTCTACGATGCTGGACTAACTCTCCCTAAAATTCGTGCTACTTTGGACAAACAAGTAGCTCGAATTAAACCTGGAATTGTAATTGTGGATTATCTAAATCAAGTAAGGCGTTCCAATCTTCCCTCTAAAGGCGGTCAATATGATTGGACAGAACAGATTGAAGTAAGTAAGGCACTCAAATCTATGGCGCAGGAATATGAAGTACCTGTGTTCTCTCCTTATCAGACAGACGCAACAGGCGAAGCACGTTTTGCAAAAGGTATTCTAGATGCGGCAGATGCTGCATTTGCCCTTGAAACGTGGGAGCAAGAAGATGCGTGTGTCACCTTCAATTGTGTAAAAATGCGGTCTGCTTCC